GGATGAGGGGGCGGGTATATGTTATATCCCGCCAACGGATGATGGCCGTACACCTGCCCCTCATCAGTCAGCGGTCAGGGCCGCTGACAGCTTCCCCCAAGGGGGAAGCCAACAAAACAAAAACCGCCGTGCAAATCCATGCACGGCGGTATATTTTTGCCTCAATACGTGATAATGATGCCCTGATCCTGCGCGTAGAAGCTGCACAGGCCGGAGCAGGGCACGATCTTCACCGGAGCGCCGGGCCACTTGGCCTCAATGCCGTGATGCAAAAGCTGGGCGGCGTTCTGATTGCCGCACTCGCTGATGAGCACCGGATGGACACCATCGTATTTGTCCTCGTCCATCTGCTCCAGAATCTTTGCCAGCACGCGGGTCTCGCCGCGGGTCTTGAAGTAAAAGTCAATCTTGCCGTCCGGCGTGCGACGGCCCAGAACGCGCATGTTCAGGCGGCCCGCGATAAAACCGACTACCCTGTTGACACGGCCGTTCTTGGCCAGATTGTCAAAGCTCGCCAGTGCAAACAGGATGTGGGTGCTATCGGCAAACTTTTTCAGCGCAAAGCAGATGTCGTCAAATGTCTGATCCTCGCCGATCAGCTTGTTGGCCAGCTCGGCGGCACCGGCCAGCGCACCGGAGCAGCTCAGCGTGTCCAGCACAAAAATTTTCTTTTCGGGGTGCTCCTCCAGCACCATCTCGCGCGCGGCCATGGCGGCATTGTAGCTGCCGGACAGGTTGCTGCTGATGGTGAAGGCAAACACGTTGTCCGCCTGCAAAAAATATTCGGCCCATTCCTCGGGGCTG